TGCGGGACTTAGCTGCGTAACGACGGTCAAAGCTAACAGCGGTATCAAGACCGTAGGTAGCGATTTTCATCTCGGACGCAGTAGGAAGCACCTGATTGGTAGGAAGACCACCAGCATGAGACTGGCTGTAAACCTTGATGTAATCTTCGTCATTGATGTCATGATAGAGATCAAGAGGGATCGAAGGATTGTCATCAGCGTTAAACTGAAGCGTGGTGAAAAGGTTAGAAAGCGTAGGAGCTTGATTGATAACCTCTGCAAGCACAGGTCCAATAAACTCAGCAAGAGCTACTTGAGCTTCGTAAGCGACAGTGCGGTTACGGGAAGCCATAGCTTTAACCAACTCGATTTGTTCTGGAGTTCTTTTTAAAGTGATTTTCATTTTTTAGATTCTTTCTATATTATTTGAATTTAAAGACGAGGTACTCACCATCAAACTGATCAGCAACACCGTTTTGAGAGGCGCGGCTACCAGTTCCAAGAATGGTTCCGAAACATGCGCTATCAGTAGGAGCGCAACCAGTTACGGTTCCACCAGTAGAAGCTTTGATTCCACTTCCGATAGCAAGGTCGCCACCAAGAGCGCCTTGGAAAGCGGAGGTAGCAATAGTGAAGATGCCTTTAGTGGCAATAGGAACAGCTTCTCCGGGGAGAGCAGCCTGAAGTTCAGCAGCTTTTTGAGGATTGTAGAGAAGTTTCTCTCCGTTCTCGTCGTTCTTGGCAGTCTGAAGAAGAGTGATACCAAGAGGCACATCTCCAGTTCCAGCTGGCTCAACTTGAAGACTTACTTTTGGATACTGATTACGCCCAACAAAAGGATAATCAGTTTTACCAAGATATGCGTCTGTTGCATAAGCGACAGGATCAGCAGAGAAGTTGCCAGCAGAAACCTTCACGAAAGTTCCAGCATCGCCAGAACCAGCTCCAGTTGTGCTATCGAGTACCATGCCGTCAGCGACTCGATAGAGATTAACGACATCGTGGTCGTCATATTGTCTAAAAGGTAGAATTTTTAGTCCCATAATATTATTTTTAGTTTAAGTTAAGAAATTTCGATGTTCTCGCGAGAGAACGCTTTTTTAAATTTGTCAACGAGGTTCTCTTCTTGAGAAGCGACAGCCTCGTTATTGTTTGAAATGTCAGCGTCAATTTGATGTGCGTTGTCGAGAGCTTGCTCAACATCAACTTCTTCCGAAGTATTAGCAACACGCTTAGCAACTTCCTCATCAATACGAGCCTGAATTTCAGCCTCGAAAGCTTCTTTATTAGCTTTGCTCTTATGCTTCCAAAGCACTTCAAGCTTATCAGAGTAAGAAGCGAACGCTTCTTCAGCCTCGTCAAGAGACTTCACTTCTTCAGCAAGGAATTGGCGATCTTCATCAGATAGTTCAAACTTAGAATCAAGTTCGTCCATACGCACATTGAAACGAGCGACAGCTTCTTCAGCCTTTTTCTCATTTTCAAAAACGTTAATCCGATCATTCGCTTCGGTGAGTTTGGCTTCAAGCCCATCCACAGATGCTTTAAGATCTTCGTATTCCTTTTTGACAGCTTCCTTTTCGCTCTTAAGAGCCTCTGCTTCCTTCAAAAACTCTTCGTTCTTTTCACGAATCGCCTCTGAAAAAGTCTGAGTCATGGAAGCTACAGTCTCCTCACCGATTTTTTTCTCGATAAGAAGGTCTTTTAGTTCGTTAACAATGTTTTCCATAGCTATGTTATTTTCTTTTGTTACAATTTTTTTATCTTTTTGTGAAATTTTATCTCGATCACTATCTTCTTGATCTTTGTAGATACCTTTTACATCTGCGGCTGGATTAGAAGTGAAACCAATACCCAATGGATATATCTTTCCAGTAATTAATCTATAGATTGGTTCGCCCTTATCAGTTTTACCAGAGCCACCATAAGCTTTCAAGAAACCGTTCATCTCTTTAATCTTATGAGGGTCTGATATGATTGTGGCTTCGTTAAGCTTACCGCTTCCTACCGCCAAAACATAATTAGAGAAACCAACCTCCCAACTTGCAGATATTTTTTTATAATAAGATTCGTCTTCAGGATCAGTTGATCTTTCTAGAAGTTGAGCAAACTGTTTATTTGCCGACTTATAGACCACAGCGCCTAATGCTATATTAAACGGGTCTTTCTTATTTTCTAATTCTTTATTAGATAAAATTTTATTGGAGCCGTAGTCGCTGAAACCAGCAGTAACAATATGCCCCACAATCTTATCTTTATTATGCTCTATATTAGTGGGCTTATGTATAAACTGATCGTTATACTTTAAAGCGGTAGCGGTATCAATACCGTCACCGTTTCTATTAAACACATTAACAACAGCAGCGTTAAATGATACACCCAGTAGGTCTACATTCTTCTCAAAGTCAATATTTTTGGGGACTAGGGAAGATAGCTCACTTAGAGAAGCCTTAGATACAAACTCATCATCCACTTGATGAGCAAAAATTTCAGATTCAAAAGTGGTTGTGTACTTATAAGGCATTTTACTTTTTCTCCTTAACCTCCAGTTTTTCACCTTTTGGATCAGACTCTTTCTCATCATCTTTAGATAAAAGTTTCTTTTCAGCAGCCTCAGAGTCTTCTTTGCTAATCTTTCCGTCCTTCTTCATCTTTTCGAGGATGACTTTTTGCAGTGCAGGTGGAAGTTCCTTTTGTTTATCGGTAAGCTCTCCTTTGCTATCATCGATCATCATAGCTCGCATCTTATCGTACTGAATGGCGCAAGCGGCATAAGTGTGCTTTTTGTCCATACCTTCAGTGTCCGTAAGGGCTTTATCATCAGATGCACACACGCTCATATAAGATTTATACAAACCTGCTTCTGAACCATTATATTTGCTAGCGATGGATACTTCCGCTTCCCCATTTTTAAAACTAACAGTTTTCTCAAGGGGTAATTCAATGTCTTCTGGATTAATTTTCATGACTATGGTATAAAATTGCTGATGGATAAACTTCTAAGTTATGCTTATTAGATACACTCAAAACCTCATTCATTACATTTAATTCTTCGATAAGTTCGAAATTATCAATACAAGCCTCAAGGGTTTGATTCCACTCTTCACGCTTAGAAGCGCAAACGATTGACTCACAAAGTTTAGTTACCATTTCTTCTTGTTGCTCATTTAACTCGTTACCAAACTTCTCTTCAGCCCTCTCTCTAGCTATAGAATTAAAAGCTTCTACAGCGTAAATGGTAGATTGAATGCTCGTTCTAGAATATTCTGCATTAGATAGTTTCTGCTCGTCTACTGTAGTAGTACCATGAGGTCTGCCAGCAGCTTCAGGAGTTTGAGAATTTTTTGGCTTCTCAGAGATTTCGTCCTCAATCATTGGGACTCCGCCAACAATAGGGTTGTAAAAACCCTCTTTCCTTTGTTCGATAAAGGCGCTTTGAGCAGGAGCGATATCTTCCGCATTCGGGAACTTGCCATTATGAAACATCTCCATTCCTTGTTGAGGAGTAAGAATACCAAGCTCCATAAGGCGGGTGGAAACACGCATAAGTTGCGTCTCATCACGCATGTCGATATCCTTCATCGTTGCGGTTGGATAAGACTTAAATCCAAGGCTGTTAGCGATCCTCTTAATCTCCCTTTGTAAGAAATCATTTAAGAAACAGCTTCTAGCTTCTTTAAGGCGATCAATGAATATTTGAGCTTTGACTTGTGTTGCATTATATTTTTCATCTCCAACAACAATGTTCTGCAACCCTTGTTTGATATCATCATTAAGAATTTGATATTTTGCTGGTCCAAGAACTTTATTCAAATCTGGAATAACGAAATTAGCTTTGGTGGTGTAGTCTGACACTAGAACACGACCGACACTCTCGTTTTTAAAGAGGTGTTGCATTGCGTTAATGTTATTAGCATTAACTCCACCTTTTTCAGGCTCAGCACCCATAGTGATAAGAAGAATAACGTTCTCAACGGTTCGGGTGATAGCTTGATCCATTTTCTTAAGCTCAAGCTTAGCGTTGATATCCTCCAAAACTGGGTAGCCAAATGGCACTGCAAATGGCTCATAATCTTGTTTCTTATAGAAGGAGAAGCAAAGACGTTTGGGGTCTAATTCAATTTTGATTCCATCTGTGTAGTATGAACCATCTTTTACAAGCTTTTTCATTTCAGGGTCTAAAGAATCATAAATCAATTGATCTTCTTCTGTAGATGGATTCTGTAAGCGAGAAAGCTCATACTCAGATAAAACTTTCTCATATGCCCCAACATTAAATGTAGTAGCCCTCTTTGATACAATGTCAAAAGGGTTTAGAAGTACATACTTAACTGGAATCTTATTAGCGGAAGGATTAATAGATCCAACTTGATTCATAAGTCGAGCATAGTCTTCAACTGCAAACTCCCCGTCAAATCTATAGATAAAAATATTACCGCTACGATAATACTCACGGAAGTATTGATCTTTTAGGTTTTGAAGGTTAATCCGCTTGAAGAACTGTTGGAAGAACTCACGACTCTTCTTTGTCCCTCCCTCTAAGTAGATTTCAGTGTTCGCGAACTCAGACATAACGTCCACAGCGTTTCTGAAGACGGCAACATTGGCGTAAGCTTTCTGACACAACTCGATTCCTTCACGAACGTTTACGCCATCAGCAGCATATTCGTAAGGCAGCATACCCTTACGAATACTGGAAAATCTATCGATAGTAGTCCTAAGAGCAGAAGAGTTGACCCTAGCAGCGCCTGAAGTACCAGCCCTATTAGTCCTAGCTGTAGATACCTTCTTATACGAAGCGTCTGATGTGTAAAATGATTCACCCAATAATTCTGGGGTGTATGATTCTTCAGAAGCTTGACTCATAGCTAAATCTTCCAAGTTATTGTTTTTATTAAACTTTTTCCAATAGTCTGATTTTTTCGTATACTTCCTAGCCATTACAATATTATATTACACGAAAAGTAACTTTCTAACTTTTAAAAGTTAAGAAATAAACATTGGGGTGAATGTTTCTGTAATATCGGAGTCTTGGTTATCCAACATGTCGAAATATACATTCATGCCCCAGTTACCTAGAACCAAAGCGGAGTAGGAGTCTTTTCGGGCTTTGTCAGCGCCCCTCTGCTTACGAAGGTTAGGGGGTAGATCAAAACTTTGTGTTCCTTGTGGCGAAGTGGTAACTTGCACTAAAGCGCATTGGACTTTTATAAGATCCATCATATCTCTTTGATGCTCAACAAAGTCAATCATCTTGGCTCCTTTGTTTTTCTCTTCAGCATCCTGATTTCTCAAGAACTTCAAATCTCCAATGGGGATATTGGCTTTTCTCTGCATATTGTAATTGTCATCCATAGCAGATCCAGCAAAGTATAATCTTTTGTGATCGAATGCCGATTGTAAGCTCTCATTAGCGAAACGAATCCATGTAGAACTAGGCTTTCTTAAAAACACAAATTTTCTTGACGATTTGTCTATTGCGTTCTTGAGCTTCCTAATACCTTTAGCGTAATCTTTAGGGTTATCTAAATCAGCGTCTACCGTATCTATTTTTAAATTTAATTTTTTAAATATACCACTCTCTTTACACGCACTCAAAAATTGAACACCTCCATTGTAATCGCCAACCACCATTTCAATATTGAAGTGAGTTAGTAGATAAGCCATGTATCTAATGTGAGTCTGTAGGTTTGAGCCAGAAACAGCGTAGCTATGCACTACAACGCCTTTTCTCGTTTCTGGGTGGATCTTTATCAAAAGTATGGCGAAATCGTCTGAGCTTTCACTCTCGGACCAAGAAGGGTCAAATGCGAGGATATATTTGGAGGTAGAATCGCCAATCACCTCGACACACTGCCCTTCACCATCAGGAAGAGTGCATGAAGCCATTTTACTAACTTTGAAATATCCAGAACTATCATCTGTGAATACAGCGCCAAATTCTCGGTCGAACTGAGACTGACTCATTGTTGATTTAGATTGATTAATCAAATTTTGATCATACAGCTGCGCGGGGGCGCAATCATAACTAAAATGCATAATTACCCTATGAGCGCCATCTTGTTTATTCTCATTGATGATTAGGGATTCGTATTGTTGATAAAGCTTAAACAAATATTCAAATTTATACGATGCAGAGGATAAACCAATAATTTTGTTATTTGGCCATCGTTTTCTTTCCTCTTCGGTCATTTCACCCTCCGCGATCATCTGGGTTTCTAGATCATAGATCTCTTGGCGTTCAGTAGGGTTCTCGACAACAGAAAGGAATGGCATAATAACCTCATTGAAGATCTTCTCAGGCATGAGGAGGAGTTCGTCAATAATCATACGTTGGAAGCGGAAACCTCGGAGCTTTTCGCCATCGCCTAGAGGCAAAGCTCTGATACTACTAGAGCCTATCTCCATAACCCACTCATCATTCATTTTTGATGTTCTA